TAGCCATTATTGAATTGATCCTTTAATGTCCACATTGGGAAACTTTAACTCAAACACCGAGTTCTGATCTGCGTGGATGCGGCGACCATCAGCTGAGAGCATTTCCTTGAAAGAGAAGCTAGCGTCCGAGTAGCCAGCTCCACTGCGATCAACGATCTCCAAATCCACTACATCAATTATTCCATCAACATTTTGCAATACCTTATAAAATTCAGTAATCAAAAGAGATTCTCCAATTTCATACTGATTTCGAATCAAGTATTTATTTAAGGCTACGTTCGCCTTACTAATCGTAGAGAAGCGGTTAGCACTACTATCAATTGCCACCACATAATTGATACCAAAATTAACAATCGTTGCATTTAGGATATCAATAGTATCGTTGATAACTTTATACTGGAGCAGCCAGCTTCTTAAGTTATTTTTCAGAGTGGTGTTCGCAGTTGTGAGTTTCCCGCTGGTATCTTCTGATATCACATACACATTAAGATTCCTCTTGAACTCATCAAAGTCTCTCACAATAGCAGCTCTTTTTACTGCACCGAACTTGGCAGGCATCGCATAGCAGATAGACTGATAGTCTTGAATTGTGACTGCTCGGTTCTGGGTTGCGTAATATCCAAAGACTCTCTGCTTGACTTCATCGGAGGAGGGGAGCGAAACATCTCCCACAAAAGCTTCATCATTGGTGACTTCTAGCGATGCAATAACTGTGTTGCGGCGCGTCTGGCTAAGAGATCCTTGGGACTTGAAGCGCAGCCGGGGATTGTTATTGTTTACAATGGTCCCTACAGCCGCGTTAACATCATTAGTAGTATTTACGCGGAAGCCAATACGGAGTGTAGTGTTCGAGGGAGCAATACCAAATTTGTCGCTACTGATCAATCGTGTGGGATCAAAGTCTTTGTCGGTAATATAATCTCTCCCATTCATGTCGAGTACAACCGAGGCGGGGTTGGCGACAGCATCCGAAAGTAATTCCGAATCGGAACCATATCCAAACTGTAAGAAGGTATCTCCTTGCTTGCGTTCTACTACAAAACGACGAGCGACTGGGACAGCCTTGAGAATGTTTCGGACGCTATTGCTCGTGGCAGCATCGGTATTGCGAATGGCTTTGTAAATTACATTCTGAGAGAGGTGATCCACCTCAAAATAGTTGTGCCCTTCGGTGTCTACAACTGAGAGTACCTCTGCTACGTTTGAAGTTTCTAAGCTTACTTGTAGAAAGCGCTCGAAATCTCCGACGTCCGCCTCTTTGAACGACACTCGTCCCGAAATAGCTCGTCCTTGGGAGCGAATGATATAAGTTGTGGGACTAAGGTCTACCACGGTTCCAACCGCTACCTGGTTTGTAGTCTGAGCAAAGTCTACATCTTCTAAAAGAGTATACATGCCCCCGCCTGTGGAACTAAAGGTAGATCCTGCCTGCAAGACTGGCGCATACCGAAGGTCCGGACCGCCCGCGGCGCTATCGGCTGGGATCTGTATGTAAAAAGTTAAGAGCCCATACGAAGAAGGACTCGTGTTCATTTTATAGCCCATTTGGCGCGCGAGGCGGACGACATTGTTGTACTCGATAGCCGTCTCTAAAAAGCTCTCGTTTGTCTGGTAGTCGAGATAAAAGGAAAGAATGTCGCCAACATAAGCAACCGTATCGAGCATGAGGGAGCCGAAGGACGCCTTGTTGAAGTCTTTATAGGTGTCAGGGTAGTATCTTTTCGCGAAATTCTCTAAGTCTCTGCGAATAGAGTCAAAATCGCGGCTTGTGTAATCTATGGGTTGTAGTTTTTTTGCCATCTTGTTATCTCATTAATTAGTTATTATCTACGTCAATTTGCACCGCAGTGTTCATTTGAAGCGGCACGATTGTAAAAAAGATAGAAACCGAAAGATTGTGAGGATAAAGATCCGGGTTATCTTCGGGTATCTTAAACTTGATATCGTTGATCTGAATATAGGGTAAATACTTCTGAACTTGTTGTTGAATTGCAGATGCAATCTGCGCGTATGTACCTTGTCCGTTAAATTCAAATAGGTATTGTCGAAGCCCGACGCCAAATGCAGGGTCCATCATCCGTTCGCCAGGAATTGTTAATACTAACATTTTCAAATTTTGAGTTGCTAGTTGGTCAAAAGTGGTGTTTAAGTTGTAAGGTCCAAAAACACTATCTATCGTTAGTGGCAATGCAACTGAAAGTCCTGAACTCATAAATTATCCCTCGTCTTCGCATTCGGCTTCTGCAGCAGCATTCTCTGATGCTTCGTCTACATTCTCTATCGCGTCTGTAATTTCATTCTTAAGTAGTTCCAAGAGTAAATAAATTAACCCTAGAGGGCTCGGAGGTACCATGAACATTCCCGAAACCGTTCCTGTAAAATCTACCCCGTCGATAGAGATGCGAGGAAAGAATTCTTGTTCGCCGGTGCCGGATGGTGGTTGTGGCATGCCTCCCTCCGCTGCGTCGAGAGATTGATCGACAATGCACAAGACAAGCTTAAGAAGGTCTTCGCCCTTAAGATTCTCATTAATTTGCTTAGCCGGTGGATCCATTTGCGTAGCTAACTCATTGAAGGCATGCCCGGTGCCCGTTTTTATTAATTTTGTGATTGCCACGTGGGGATCAATAAGTTCCACAAGACCCTTCAAGATATCAATAGGCGTCTTAACGAGCATCTTCAAAAGAAAATCCCTGCCCGCGGAGCTGAAAGCCGGGTCTTGGTCTGCACCTGTTGCTTCGGCGATAGCTGCAGCTGCCGCGGGACGTGTCAAATTGGGCAACGCATCAAAATTATCATCGTTAAGGATGGTGGTAATTAAGATATCTAAAGCCCGGTCTTTGGTACTTTCGAAGGCAGTGTCTATATTGCTGAAATATTTTCCGGTTAAATAGAAATTTTGCAATATCGGAACAAACGTAATAGCATCCTTGTTGAAAGTAGTAGAAAAATACTCTTTATATGCCGGTCGGTTTTTAAGAAACCCAATATCTCCCGGGGTGAGAGTGTGGCGAGTAAACCCTGTTCCAAAAATATCACCACCTTCTTCGAAGAATATAGTCTGTCCTCTTAGTACTTGGCGCTGGGCGAACTCTATGCGGACACCAGATATAACCTGTTCTAAAATTTCTATATCAATACCTCGTGTTTTCCAGTCGGGGACCGCGTTCCGCTCATATGGCAGAAAGGTTGTGTTTGAGAAATTTTGGTATAAGGCGTTATAAAGGGTTGTCAGGGAGGCCAATGTCCCAAGATTGCCACGGATATTCACAGTCTCCAAGTCATACCACCGGGCTGAGGGACCAGCATTTTCGTGCATCCAATCGCCGACTTCTCCTTTGGTCATCGAGTTTACAAACCCAGATGGGATCACGGAACGCTCGAAACTATAATCTCCATTGTTATACATCTCCGAAATATATGGATATATCCCTGTTTGAACTTCCACATTTGTCGACAAAGACTCAAACTCTCCCCAGACTTCCGCAATTAGTTCATTGGCTTCTTCTAACAACTCTTTCCATCGGGTTCGGCGCCAGCGCGCATTTGTTGGTGCTCCCCGGTCGCCCCAGTTGGCGAGTCGCCCATTGATGCCCCCGTGAGGTTGTGATGAATCACTGTTGACTTGAACATTATGTCCCATGCCATTGTAATCCCATCCGTCGCTGTTTACTAGGGGGAAGGTGCCCTGCACTGCTGATAAAACTTCTAAATTTACTACTTCTTGTGCCATCTTAGTTGTATCCCTGCCTTGTTGAAAAGTTCCATTAATTATCCGCCGCTGGAGTCCCCGCCTTGCCGCTGCTGTGCATCGCCACCTCCTTGCGCAGACTCGAGGTCCTGTTCAGTATCTTCGTCGTCTTCCTCCGGCATGTCGGCTGGATCTACCCCGCCCGGGTGCTCTGCCGGTGGCGGCTCGTCAGTGTCCCACACATTCTTATTCGGGGGCAACTTGTCAATCTTCTCGCCCATGCCATGGACCTGATCTCTAAGGCTGCCAAAGCGATCTGGCTCTTCTCGTGGCGGCTTTGTTTTGCCGGAAAGCGCTGCGATGCGGTCCGCCAATGCTGGACTAAAGATTCTACTTCCTAAATCGAGAAGCAGGTAGACATTACGCGATGATCCTGTATTACGATAATACCATAACTTATAACTTTTTCTTACGTTCTGGTTTGGATGAGGAGGTTCTGTGGGGATCGAGGCATTAATACTAGCGTATACATCAAACGCCACGAAGTCTGAAGTATCTACAGGGCGCATCCCCTGATCAGATCCTCCGCCGCCGCCTCCCTCCGCATGAGAATTTAGATCGCTGGATATTACAAATTTAGGCTTTACATTGTATGCAACAATGCTCGGGTATTCCACTGCAGTCTCATACGGCTGATAGTCTCCACTCCGAAGTGAGCGTTCCGCGTCATCGAGAATTGAATATTCATCCGCTGATGCGCGCTTGGCTATACGATAAACTATCAAATTAGGATCGTTTTCATCTACGACCACGGTAGGTCCCATGCCGTGATAAGGAAGAGTGATGGGATCCGAGTCTTCATAAACTGGTAGGCTGGCGGGGACAAGCTCAAATTCTTTCGGAGGCTCGTCTCTCCACTTGCGTGTGAGGGTAAATTGATTAGGATTCGGAGTGCCGATTCCGCTAAGTGGAACCTCTTTGAGTGTTAAGAACACCAAATCCGAGGTATTAAACTCATCTATCTCGGAGGCGTCGATGCCTTCTAAAAGATGGACTCGGGAATCTTCCTCTACTTTATAACAATTAAGAGAACTTAGAAATACTCCATCCAGCGTACCCGGGGTATTGCCTGGTAATGAGTTCTTGATGGCATTATTAACAGGAACCTTTCCAAGTTCGAGGCGCTCGGTTATCAGATAATCAATAATCTCATCAAATCCGACAAACCCTCCGTCGTCCACTACGGAAAACTGCAACCCGTCCGGGAAGGCAATAGAGCCATCGCTGAACTCAATTCCGCCTTTCCCTACAACTTCTTCTCGCTGGATTTTTATGTTGAAGTACTCTACCAAATCCATGCGTAATGTGCTTTCACGCGATCCTTCGAATTTCAGATAGCGCAACACAGACGCCACGATTTGCTGGCGCATAAATATTTTTATAAACTCGGTTTCAATTAATTCATCAATACGGAAAGCCGAAAAAACAAAGATATTTTTAATTATAAACTCAGCTATGCTTACTTGGATTAACAAAAGATACATGCCGTACTTGATCATGTTGCGGATCTTCTTACGCAGTGGAATATCTTTATCGTTGCATGCCGACTCCAAAAACTCTTTCTGCATCTGGGCTAAAATACCTTCGACGTCCAACAAATCAGACACTTCTGACGGAGGACAGTTATTGTTGAGGTGAAAGAAGTTGAGCGCCTGAAGTGTGGCAGCATCAAAGACGCCATTCTTGCGGATATAATCAAAAAGTCCGTCTGTCAAAATAGCGTATGCATATGGAAAGTGTCTATTCTCTATGCGCATGCGTGTCTCTACAGAGAGCGGATCACCGTCGGTAGGCTCAAAGCTGTCGACAAAGATTTTAGTATAAGGGTTTTGAGTAGTGTCCGTGGTGTTCTCAAAAGTGTATAATAATTCGTCCGCTAACAAAGAGCCTGTGATGCTAGCTTCGGGAATATAGTCTCCCGAGGATTGAAAATCTATAAGCATATTAGGTGACTCTAGAGGCGCTCCTCCATTTTGACTTGGATATGTAATTGTTAGAAAATTACCATTTCTAAGACTAAGAATGTCAAACCCATAAATCCTATCAAGAAACAATTTTGCCATGAGGGCATTTCTGTCGAAGCCTGCGGTAAGTTGTATTCCCTCGTATCCCAGCTCTTCTAACTGGGATTCCGTTTCATAAATAATAGGGTCCACACAGCTTTCGTTTAGTGCGTTGTTTGTCTGTAGTACTGCCGCAATAACGTTTATTAGGTTTACCCATCTTACTAGATGCGGCGACGGGTTGAAGGTATGCCCATTAGTGGGGATGTGCTCCCGGTCTTGAACCCACCCAGAAAGATAAGTACGCATAGCCGCCAGCGCAACCTGTGAGAGACCTTCTAGCGGGGCGATCCCTGTCGCTCCAAATTGGATTTTAATCCACTCAGAAACTTCGGGGTATAGATCTCCAAAGACTTGATCAGGGACGAGAGGCATGCCGGAGAGGTCCTGAGGCTCGGGCGTGTTGACGAAGTAGCCGCTGCCGCCCTGGACGACGTCGGGGACGACGATCTCGCCCTCGCTGTTGACGTAGGCGCCAATCTGGGCGCCATGGATCTCGTAGTCAAACTGGACACCGCCGTGGATATGGTCGTAGAGATGACTGATGGTATTATATTGTCCCTGAGTCGCGGTAAACAAAAAATATAAAACTTCACCTATAGACCGGTCTTCCTGACATATAGAAGTGCCGCCTTTGGTAACAGACATGTTTCCAAAAATTCCTGCAAGAGAAGGTTCTGCAATCGCTGTTACAAATATATCCGGAAAGCGATAAATCATCTGTTGAGACTGATATGAAGAAATTTGTTCGCCGGCACCAAGTGCTACCGCTTCGTAATACAATGGAATCGTAAGAGTTGGATCATTATAGGAGGCACTAGCCATAATAATGTAATCTTGAAATTCTTTTAAAAACTGCTGATTAAACCGATAGGAAGGATATATTGGTTGAGGGGTGGTACCCCCAGCGCTAATATTCTGCAATTTATCTACAATACCCTCTATGGCTAGTTTAAAATTAGGATCTTGTACGGTTTCTGAGACTACATCTAGGGCTGTCTGGCTATTACCAATAGCATCCATAACTTCGGGTGGCAAAATCTCTGATGGATCGACATCGCATGCATTAATATCAAAACTGCTCAGCGCTTCTAAAGCCGTAATAATCGGTGTCAGAAAGGCAGGATCCAAAGAACTCAAACTACCAGTTGCCTCTCCAGCGTTTTTAAGAATTCCCGTAGGGTCGCCGGTTGTCATCGTCTGTTCTAGCAGAATCTCTTTGATCGATTGCGCTGATGCTATGAATTGTAATTCGACTGACTCTGCGAGTGTATTGAATGTTTCGGGCACAGACTTAGTAATGGTGGGGTCGTTTAGGAACCCCTCTTTGTCTGGGCATTCAAAATTAAGAGGCGGGGGCTCCACTCGGAGTCCGTTCTCTATCAGGTCCAGCAAGCGATCTGCCTCGGGTCCCAAATCGTCCTCCGTTAGACAGACATTATCCTGATTTAATCGGAATAAATCGTTAGCGATTTCATTGCACAAATCAGTGATGTCAACAACTCCCGACAAATCGGCGAAGAAGCCCATGATGGCAGAAGTAGAAACCAGATCCTCACTGATGCGAGGATTGGGGTT